GGTTCTCGTTAAGATACTCGGACACGCAGCTAGGGTCAGTGCCACCACCACCTTTGGGTCTGGTAGACTGGAGCAGCGCCTCATAGTCGCCCGCCTTGTATTCCTCATGCGCGGCAACCGCTCCGTCCCAGTATAGCAGGTCCAGTCGCTCGGGCGTGACGGACTGGCACAACGACACCAACTCGGTGAAGAGCGTCTTCATGGTGTTGTCGCCCCACATAGACCCTGACGTATCTGCACCGATCACGATATGACCAAGGTTCTCGCCCACTAGCGTGGGCATATAGATGTCGTTGGACAGGTAGCGCCGACTCACCCGCCGCCATGACGATGTGTCCTTGTTGACGCACAGGCTTGTGATGAACTCGCGAAGTGCTTCCTTCCAGTCGATCTGCGGACGCAACAGGTTCTCGATATTGATGTCCATGCCGCCCGTGCCGTTGCCCATCTTGCGGGCTTCCATCTCACCTTGGCGCAGCGCGCGGTCGATCTCCTTGGCAAGCTCCTCCTGCTCCTTGGGGCTTAGCTCCTTGGCACCGTCCCAGTCGTGCTCATCGAGGCTTTCGCCTTCGCCTTCGCCTTCGCCTTCGCCACCCTCTTGCCCCTGCTTGAGAATGTCGAACACCTGCTTGCTGTTCATGCCTTTGAACCGCTCATCATACAGACCTATCCGGCTACCGTCTGGATTGCGCGGCATGGCAAGGATCGTTTCCCCCGGATCGATAGCCACGATGGACAGGTTAATCACATAGTCGAGCGCCATGTTGGCAAGGCGCATGTTCTCATCAGCCAGCTTCTTCCACGTAGTCAGGTCACGCTTGCCCTTGTGCATGTTCTCATGCAGCACGACGAAGTTGATCTCCTTGGGCTTGAGGCTATCGATGAACGCTCGCCCGTAGAACTCGTCGCGCCCATTGGTGCAAGCAGTAGGCATATTGTCCACTACGCTAGTCTTGCCGACCATCATTACACCAGCCCAGAGCCGCAATGCTGGCATCTGCGCCCGCATTAGCTCGATCTTAGCCTTCTTGATCTTGCGTTCCGCTTCCATTGGTTTGCTCCTTATCTGAGACGTCTTGGATAACTCAGCCAAGTAGGTCTTGGTTGTCGCGCGCCCAGTCGGTGAACGCCTTGCACTGGAACGCGATACCCTGCTTGCTGCTACGTGCGAGGTTGATACCGAACACTGCTTGCCACTCGGCATCGAGGCGGCGCACATACTGCATGAACGGCGCGATATTCTCCTTGGTCGTGCTGGCAATCAGGCCGAACACAAGCACAATCGTAGCCCCTGCACTGGCAGGGACAGGCGCACCCATCGGGTTAGAGATAATAGTCTGGCGGGTAGGCAGCTCGTCCTGATAGGCGATGAACGCCTCCATATCTCGCGCACCTGAATCACCGATAGTGCCACGCAGCGCAGCGATGAGAGTGTCCGAGTCGAACTGGTCCTTCTGCCATACGATGCGAGACGCAAGCTCCAGCGAGCGCGGAGAGACGTAAGATGTCTGGAACTTCTTAGGGTTGTAGATGTAGGGGTTCTCGTCCTGATCCCCGTCCATGTAGCTCGCCATGCAGTGTGGGAACTGACGGACCCATGCCAGCACAACAGGATGCACACCCGCATCGACAGCCCAGTGCATCCAATCCTCGGCGCTTGGTTTGGCGACCTGCACTCGGGTTACGCGGTTAAGAGTATGGGCCTTGATGTTGTCACCGACCCCATCGCTCGACATGTTGCTGGTGAGGAATACGATAGACCCCTCAGGCAGCGGCACGTCGCCAAGGCGCGGGTTGCGCGACTCCAGCATCGGATGCAGCATATTCTGGACGGGTTGCGGAGCCTTGCCGAACTCATCGAGCATGATGACCACCGGCTTACCCCCGTGCAGTTGGAACCTAGCGTTAGGGTAGTAGCGGGTAGTCTTGGTTGTATGGTCCACGACAGGCATCGCCACGTCGCCAAGGTCTAGGTTACTGCAGTCCACGTAGGCGTAGTTGTATGCATCGCCCAGCACCTTCTCGAATGTCCCCATCATGCTGGACTTGCCGATACCCGGCTCACCGACAAACAGCGCCCGGATGGAAGAGCCGCAAGCCAGCGTCAGCTTGGCCGCTTGTGCGAGGGTCACGGTTGACCCGAAGTTGATTACGCTCATTCTCGTTTGCTCCTATGTTGTTATCCGAGACGTCTCAGATAACTTGTTGCTCCATGTGTCAGCCGGGCGGTCTTTGCCGCCTCGATTTATCTTGTAGCACAGTGTAAGGCTTGTGTCAAACGCGCGCCGCACCGCACTACTGTCACGGGTGTATCAGAAGAAGTCAGCGTAGTTATCCTTGGACTGCTTGCCGGGCGGGAGAGCCTCCTGCCTAAGCACCTCGTCACGGTTCATGAACAGGATCATCTGGCCTACCAACTTAGTGACTTCTCGGACGGATATATGTTCGAGCCATCCGCCGTTTACCATCGTTAGCATCAGCGTGGCTTTGAAGTGGTCTTCGGCGTCCTCGGACAGCATCAGGGCGTTGACAAGCTCGTTATGCTGTCCTTTCGCGCCGCGCCGCAGGTATATCGAGGTGGAGTAGAACCCTGTGTTCAAAGCCGTGAACCCTTCACGGTCAATGGGGATGACCTCTACCGTCCTCCGCGACCGGTTCTCCTCGACCGTGGTGCGGCGCAGCGCGATATATGTCTTGAAGAACGACAGGAACCCAGCATACCTCGCTTTCACCCGGTTGTGTGCCTTGCGGTCCACGGCATGCACCCAGATAGTCTCGGGGTTGTGGATGATATATGTGCCGTCGCCTTGCGGAGCCTGAGTGAGCCGAGTGATGCCTTCGCTCAGCCGGTATGTGCCCGTTACGCCTTCTGTGTTAGTCGCAGTTATCCATGTGCGGGACTGAAACGTGTGCGGGCTAATCCTGTAACCTAGCACTGCCGTCATGATCTTGTGGGTGGTGTCGGTAGCCCAGCCCCCAGTGTTAAGCAGGATCACTCCATCGGGGTAGTAAGTGATGACGTCCGTGTTATGCACACGCACATATATAAGTGTGCCCTCGCGGCGGATGCTGTATTGGGTGCGCGACCGTTCTCCGAGTGGCTTGCACTCTGGTGTGCGCCCACGGATGGGCTTTACCTTTGCTTCCCATGCTTCTGCAGCAGCGTAGTTGTATAGTGACGGGATGCCGTCGGTGTTAATGTTCCCAAACATAGCGTGTATCCTTTATCTGAGACGTCTCGGATAGTCAGCCATCCGCCTCTTGGTTGAGCCTGTTGCGCAGCATATCCTTGGTGAAGCCATAATAACCCAGCTCCTTACCGTAGGCAGTGGCGGCGGCGGCAGTCTTGTGCTCAATCTCGCGCAGCTCCCGCCGCAGCTGGTCATAGCGGCGTAGTAGCGTAACAGCGTAGTCTTTCTTGGATAGGGTTACGGTTTCCATATCATCCTCCTGCTTGCTTAGGGTTAGTGCGGGCAACATCCTCCCGCGAGATCAGTTGGTAAGCGCCCTTGTTGTAGGCAGGCATCACCGTGAACTTGATTTGTCGGGCAGCGAAGTCGCCGCAGGTCAGGCAGGTGTTATATCCCAGCGCCTGACGGCGTGGTGGGAACGTGTCTCCACAAGCTATGCAGCGTGCCATTAGTTTGCTCCTTATCTGAGACGTCTCGGATAACTTGGGCTGCTAGATAGCGTCCAGTTTGTGGCTCACCTCGTCCAGCGTAGCAGCGTAGAAGTAAGGTGGCAGAGGGTTGTGGTGGATGACCAGTGCGGCGCGGAAGCGACCGTCCCACTCGCGGTTGATGTAGTAGAGTGTGCCATCGCTGGCGGCAGGGCCGACCCAGCGGCCAATGCCTTGTGTGTCGTTGTGGCGGGTAAGGTTGGCGGGTAGTGCCATGATGTTTGCTCCTCTGCGTTATCCGAGACGTCTCAGATAACTGTGTGGGCTGGGCGATATTCGCCTCAGATGCTTGTTGTAGCACATTATAACGCTTGTGTCAAATTGACGGGTTTCCGCCAGTTTCGGGCTTTGTAGGATAATGTAGCTTTGTAGGAAGTTGAAAAGGCGGTTCCTACAATACTTCTGACAAAACAAAATGGCTGAATCCTGCGGGTTTTGCGTAGGAAAATGGGGTATTGTAGTAATGTAAGTAAAAATAAACCTTATATATATATAGGGGTTTTTCTTCCGGGTTTTGGCGAGCGTGGCCGGTCGAACGAAAAACTCTGAGTTTTAGTATAAACCCCCAAAAACTCCCTACATTCCCTACATTATAGCTAAGTGGTTGAAATCGTTCGATTCACGTTCTTACAATACTTCCTACAATACACCAAATTCCCTTACAATACCCCTTTTTTCCTACAATACCCAGCGGGGGTTGACTAGCTAGCAAAATACCTCTAGGCACTGGTGCCTAGAGCCAGCGGACGCACGCTTAGCTGCTCACACCCAACTACTGTCATGGGTTGACTAGCTAGTAAAATACCTCTAGGCACTGGTGCCTAGAGCCAGCACATAGGCTCCCGCGTTATCCGAGACGTCTCAGATAACTGCTCACACCCAACTACTGTCATGGGTTGACTAGCTAGTAAAATACCTCTAGGCACTGGTGCCTAGAGCCAGCGGACGCACACTTAGCCGCTTTCGCCTAGCTGCTCACACCCAACTACTGTCACGAAGTGACTAGCGCGATATGCGCTGGCGCCGGGCGCGTCTGCGGCGGGCACAAAAAAGCCCCCGTCCGGCGAACCGGACGGGGGCAAGGGGGGATTGGGGATCACATTTCGGCGATGTCGGCGATCACATACTGTTGAGCCAGAACGGCAATCTCAGCAATCAAGACATCATCCGCCTCAGTCGGCGCATATTCCGGCCCCCCGTCTTCGATAGTGGCCTGTTCGAGGAAAGTCCGCACGAGCAGCAGAAGGTCCGTCAAAGTGGTCGGGCGAGTTTCGTCTTTGGCTTCCTTTTCGCCCGGGACGATGGGCTTGCGCTTGCCAGCGTCACCCTTGGCGGCGGTCTTAAGAGCGGCGATGCTCTTGCCAGCTGCATCGCGAAGCTTCTTGGCGGCTTCGCCTGTTCCACCAGAGAGAACAAGCTTGCCGTCCGCCCCCACGGTGGCCGTCATAGCTTCACCTACGAGAGCAAGCGCAGCGGGGAACGTTTCGCGGAACATGGTCCAAACCGCGTTATTGTCGCCGGGGACGTTGAAGAAGCGCGGCAGGACCATTTGCCGGAAAGCCGTTGCCTTGGCGCGATACTCTTTGCCTTCCTTCTTGAAGCCGCCCGCGTAATCGACAAGCTTAGCGTTCTTGACGGGTTCAACGATCTCGCCCTTCCTATCCTTCACGTCATAGTCGAACGTCAGGGAGAGGATGCCGGGCATTGTCATAGCGGCGATGGCGATGGCGGAAGCGGCAGCGTCCTGTTCCTTCGCTGCATCGCGTGCCTTACCGGCGGCGGCCTCAAGCTTGCCAGCCTTCGCCAGCATTGCGAGAGCCTCATCAAGCGGGGAGAGAGCGGCGACGGGGGCGGCGGGGGTTGCTGCCTTAATGCTGTTACGAGCCATGATTGATGTTCCTTATCTTTTGAGCCGGTCAACGGACAGTCCGCCGCCGGTCCAATCGTTATAGAATGTGGCACACCTTACGTCAAATGCGCTGTTATCTGAGACGTCTCGGATAAGTTATCGTTTACTTTCAAAGGGATAGGGGGGGTTTCGCTAGGTATGGCCGCGCGGCGGACCCACGGGGAGGCCACCCCCCAAATAGGCAGGTTGGAGTCCCGCGCCTCTACTACATACTAATCTGCACGTCGGATCACAAAATCCCCGAAATCATACCCCCCTACCCCCTTCTAAATTCCCGTGCCACATACCGCTTACTTCGCGCACACAGAAACACCCCCCGTCAATGGTACCTTGACGGGTCCCCCGACACCGAGGTATATAATAAAGTATAGAACTCCCCCGGCCTCTCGATGCGAAAAGCTTGATCGACTGAGTAGTGAAGCACACTGGGGGAGTCACTTCTCTATGCCGTACAAAGACCCGGAACGGCAGCGTATTGCTAGTCGAAAACACTACGAGAGCAATAAGAAAACAGTTAATGCCCGCTCAATGCAGCGAGCAACCCTCGCACGCAAGAAGATACGGGCGTGGCTACACGAATACTTAAAGAACAACCCGTGCGTAGACTGTGGCGAAACGGACCCCGTTATTCTGGAGTTCGACCATCAGCGGGATAAGTTATTCACCATAGGCAATGCCCCCAAGAAAACTACATCGCTAAAAGTAGTAGCCGCCGAAGTAGCCAAGTGCCAAGTTCGCTGCGCCAACTGCCACCGCAAGAAAACATATATAGAGCGCGGGCATACCCATAAAGATTAGGGGGGTTGTGCGGTTACACCTTCTTTGATATTCGGACGGTTCTGCTTCCCCCAAACCGGACGCTGCACCCCATGGCTGTTGTGAAGATTACCCCGACAGATGAGTTTCCCGTACCGTTTAGTACGGACGCCGACACCACCGACACATTTCTAGATGAGATGATTGTGGCTGGTAATACGGCGAGCCTTCTCGAAGAACTTGGTGCTATCCCCGAAATTAACATGGACGACCTTGCCCGCGAGAAATCGCTTATCGAGGCTGTTATCAAGAAGCAGGATAAAGCGCCCCTAAAAAATCTTAGTACTGCGCTAGCAGCGTCAGCGTTTGTAAAGACGTACGGGCACAACCTTGCCCACGATGTAGCAGAAGTACGTGCGGCGCTGACTAACAAGCTCATGGAAATCGCTAACTGCGGCGAGACTAAGTTCGAGCTTAAGGCTCTGGAGCTTCTTGGTAAGCACAGCGACATCGGGCTATTCACCGAACGTAGCGAGATTACTATTAACTATAAAGACCCAGAGTCCTTGGAGAACGCTATTAAAGAACGGGTCAAACGTTTGCTTAATGCGGATGTCATTGATGTAGTGCCACTCGGGCGGGACCTAGACGAAGAGCTAAATATGCCCTCCGGTGAGTTCGAAGCCGGGCCCGACGAATGAGCACACGCTTTGCAAACATCTCCCTAAGCGATATACCGGCGATCTTGCCAGCCCTAAGCCTATCCGAGCAGGAGCGGTTGCTGGCAGAACTGGAGAAGCTTGAAGAACTTAAAGGCAAGAAGCTGGCTGAGGAGCGGTTCCTCGCGTTCGTTACCCGTATGTGGCCTTCATTTATTAGTGGTCGTCATCATGCACGTATGGCTGAAGCGTTTGAACGAGTTGCACGAGGGGAGTGTAAGAGGCTCATTATTAACATGCCTCCTCGTCATACTAAATCTGAGTTTGCTAGTTATCTGTTCCCTGCATGGTTCCTAGGCAAGTTCCCCCACAAGAAGGTCATCCAGTGCTCGCACACTGCTGAGTTGGCTGTGGGTTTTGGGCGTAAGGTCCGTAACCTCGTTGACACCGATACCTACCATAAGGTATTCCCTGATCTTCACCTGCAAGCTGACTCTAAGGCGGCTGGGCGGTGGAATACATCGAAAGGGGGTGATTACTTCGCCATCGGTGTGGGAGGTGCGGTTACCGGTAAGGGCGCTGATGTCCTTATCATTGATGACCCCCACTCTGAGCAAGAGGCTGCACTCGCAGAAGTAAACCCCGACATCTACGACAAGACCTACGAGTGGTATACTTCAGGCCCTCGTCAGCGTCTGCAGCCGGGCGGCTCTATAGTCGTGGTTATGACGCGGTGGTCGAAGCGAGACCTCACGGCGCAAGTGCTAAAAGCTGCCGCCCAGCGCGGCGGCGACGAGTGGGAAGTCATCGAGTTTCCCGCCATCCTCCCTAGTGGTAATCCATTGTGGCCTGAGTTCTGGCCGATGGAGGAGCTTAGCGTCCTGCGGGACGAGCTACCTAATAGTAAGTGGCAGGCACAGTACCAACAGGCCCCGACATCCGACACTGCAGCTATTGTCAAGCGGGAATGGTGGCAAGAATGGCCGGACGATAACCCTCCAACCTGTGACTTTGTTCTTATGTCGTGGGATACGGCGTTCGAAAAGACCCAGCGTGCTGACTATTCGGCATGTACTACGTGGGGTGTATTCTATCAGCCCGACGCATCCGGGGTAGACCAAGCTAATATTATCCTGCTAAATGCCTTCCGAGATCGTATGGAGTTCCCAGAACTTAAGAAGTGCGCCATCGAGGAGTACCGAGAGTGGGAACCGGACAGCGTTATTATCGAGAAAAAGGCTTCGGGTGCGCCTTTGATCTACGAGATGCGGGCTATGGGCATCCCGGTACAGGAGTTTACTCCTACGAGGGGCAACGACAAGATTTCTCGTTTGAACGCTGTCTCAGACCTATTTGCGTCTGGTCGGGTATGGGCACCTGCCACTCGGTGGGCGGAAGAAGTGATTGAAGAAGTGGCGTCTTTTCCCGGTTCAGAGCACGACGACTATGTCGATACAGTCTCAATGGCCTTGGCGCGGTTCCGTAGGGGCGGCTATATTACGACCAACCTCGACGAACCAGACGAAATACAGTATTTCAAGCGCCGTAAGCAGCAGGGATATTACTAATGCCGGGCAAAGCCCCCCTTAAACGGGACGTCACGGACTTCGAGAAGTACCAAAACCTTACGGGGGATCGGG